TCCAAGTTCAATAACTTAGAATGGTAATTCTTCGTCAGGTTGGTCCCCCGCTTGTGGGTCAATAGTTGGTTGTTTTTCAGATTTACCTCCCATAGAAATTTCTGATTCGTCAGAGTTTCCATATGCGTATCCACCTTTGTCGCTATCCCAACGTGGTGTTTCTCCTCGTGCGATTGCTTCAAGATATTCTACAGGTTTTTTAGAATAAACGTCAGACCAAGTAAGTTCGTCAGTAATCCAAGATTTTGCGGTCTCGGTGTCTGTGTGAACAGGTCCTGCGTCTTCATACATAACAGTTTGAATGACCGTATAAACGGCACCTTTAGGGGTTTTTGCTTTGGTTAATTCAAGGATAATGTCACGACCTGTTGTCGCATCTGTAATATCACCTTTAGCTCTCCAAATAGGAATAATTTTGTCAAGGATTCCTTCATTCTTGTAATTGTGTTTGAAACGCCAGAATTTAACTCCGTCCGCCTCATTATCACGGTCAATTACTTTTACGATGTAAAATTTACGAGGTTTGTATTGTTTAGCAAGTTCTTTGTCAGAATCTCTACCCGTAGACATTAATTCTTCGTTAACTTCACTCAAAGGTGAACGTTCGTTATCATTCTTGCCTGGGTCGAATAACTTTACCCATTTTCCGTCCACTTGAATCTCGTGGAACCATACTTCTTTAAAAGGTGAAGAACCATCAGGTGTTGGTAAGATTCTTAATCTTTTTTGACCTTGTTTCTCGTTATCCTTAAGGATTGCCGCGAAATACTTTTTCATTCTATCTTCTTGAGATATTTTTGAAGTGGAAGTATAACCACCTTGTTTTGATTGTTCGTACTGTGATAGTACCGAATCTAGGGAATTTTTTGTCGCCATAAAATTTAAGTTTTAATTGTTTACTAAGTATAAGTGTCAGCCTTTGTTTTGTCAAATAATTTAAATAAAAAACGGTCAGTTAAAACCGTTAATTTACTTTAATCTCGAAAAAGTATCGATATCGGTGTCTGTGTTTCCGAAGTTTCTAAAACTTTTTTTAATATCACCAGGAGAATATGCTTCAACATCGTCTTTGGTTAAAATATACTCATTTTTTCCTGTCTTTTCCATATCTTCTTGTTTATCCTCAAAGAAATCTGTTAGTTTTTGATTGAATGGTCCTGAATCCAAACTTCTCAATTCTAATTTTTCTTCAGGAGTTTTTACTCTATATTTTTCAACTTTAGTTTCAAGGTCATTTAATTTATCCATAATTGAATCCATATCAGAAAGTTTACTTTCCAATCCTTCAAGGTGTTTGAATAAATTGTTAAAATATTCCTCTTGTTTTTTCTCAACATTTTGTTGTGATTTAACTAAGTCGGTAATCTCAAGTTCTTTTTTAACCTTCTTCTCATCACTAAGTTTTTCAACATCAGGGTCAGATGAAATATCTACAGATTCAGGTGGCATACCTCCTTCAGGTGGTGGTGGCATTGCTCCCGCATCAGGTGGTGGTGGTGGCATACCTCCTTCAGGTGGTGGTGGCATACCTCCTTCAGGTGGTGGTGGTAATGTTGCATCTTGCTCAGAGATATAATTGTTAATACTCTTATATCTCATTACCTCATTTAAGATTTTTACGTCTATTTTCATTTTCTTATCCATTTAATAATTGTTTTACTCCAGTAGTTGTTTCAACTTGGATTTTTTTATTTTTAGACATAGTATTGTCCACTCTTTCGATTAGACCGTCTTTCATTCTGATTGTATAACAATCTCCTGTATCTAAGTCACAAACTTGCTTATTACCGTCACCCAAATCTTTTTCGGTGTGTCGAGTATTTTTACCTAAGTAGTTATCTAAAATTAATTTTGTGTTCATAATTTCTTTTTTATATAAATATATCAAAAAGATAAAATATTATTTCTATCTTAGTTTTATGGTGTTGGAGTTGGTGTTGGAGTTGGTGTTGGAGTTGGTGTAGGAGTTGAGCTTGGTGGCGGGATTGCGTTCCAAATATCCAAAGACTTTTGTACTTTAGACTCAATATTAGATAATTGTGTTGGGTCCATTTGAGAATACACATTCTCATTGTTTTGTTTTGCCCCAAAATATAATATCCAAAATTTAGTAATTTCTTTTGCAGACACATTAGGTAGATTAATCATTCTATTTTTCCATCTTTCCAATAGAAGTGTCACATTATTATCTAAGTCATCAAACACCGCATAAGGTAAAGTTGTTGTATCAGATTTTAAACAGAAATAATTTGGGTTTCCTTCAAAATACGTTTTAGACGTTCCCCAACTACTTGATAAATCAATTCCAGCAAAATTATTTTCATATGATTCTAACCCTGTTGATGTTGCCGACTCTAAATACAATGCTGCGAACACCGCATACTTTAATTTACCATCATCAGGAATGTTTCCTGAGCTCATCTTCATTTTAATTGTTGTCATAACCTCATTAAAAGTCACTTTATAACTTTGTGGGGTTATTGGTGTGTACTTAACATAGTCCGATGCAGGAGTACAATCCTGAGTTTGAGTTACTTCTTTACCCCCATTAGAGTTAGACACAACTTTATTTTGTTGGGAAATAACATTCCCTTTGGCGTCTTTAGTAACTTGTTTTTTCTCTTGTTTATTCTTTTCAATTATTGTTTGTAATAAATTAGTTTTAAGTGATTGTAAATACGCATCAACTTTAGGTAACGATGCAATAGGTTGTCTAACACCTGTAACGTAGGTTTCAAAATTTCCAGGAGTAATCGTATGGTCAACACTTAATATCATATATGGACCACTGAACATTGGCACATGTCTTAAATTAAAATACATAGTTGGTTGTATCATGGCATTTCCCATCATAGTAATTTGACAACCATAACTTCTATTTTTATACAAGTTATATAAAGAAGTATTTTGAGTCGACCCTTTTCTACCACCCGCTTGATTAGCGAATTGATTTAACACTTCCATACCTTCAGCCGTAGCCTTTCCTGCGCTTTGGTCGACCTGAAAACTCTTGAATATCTGTTGGTTTTGTGTTCCAATGTCAACATTAAATCCAACAACCTTATTAGATTTGTCCCAATCTTTTTTACCAACTTGGTTTTCAACTAATGGGTTATCACTCGCCCTACGTAAATCAAACGCATCATTTCTATAACGGAAATCAACATTATTTTTTAAGTCTAACTGTTCACTTGGTTTACCCGCATAAAAACAAACCATTTTTGATGACGAGTCTCTATAATCAACATTTAAAAAAGTTCCAAATAATGTATTAGCAAATTCCGTGGTACCTTCTATTCTTGGTACGGGATTTTTAACCGCATCTTGTACATTATAAAAATTAACATAAGACGGTATATTCATAACCACAAAATGATTTTCAACTAAAATGGTTTGAACGTACCCTAACATGGACGCCTTAGTATTAATATTTTTTAATGAGTCTTTTAACTTGTAAACATCCACCAAAATTTTTTCTCCGATATTTCTACTTGCCCTATCTAATAATAAAACATCTTCAAACAATGTCTTAGTTTTAAAATCATTACCCGAAATCCATTTATCGTTTAACGCTTTAAATGTTTCCCATAACTCAACTTTAGTTTGGTTTCCTTGTAATTCAGATTCTACTTGACCTTCGGTACCAATCGTTGTCGCTGGTAAGGACCCATGTAACTTAGGCATCAAATTATCAATAATTTTTGCTTGGAAATTATTAATGTCTAACAGATAATTTGTCATCGCTTTATAAAACGCTCCTTGTCCCGCTTTATTAATAGGATTTGGTACTTGCGGATATTCATCTTGTTGGGCAAACACCGTTTCAACAATGAATTGTTTATCAGTAGGTACTGTAGATAAAGAACCAAAGAACGCAATGATGGTCTCATTTATTAGTGTTTGAGTATTACCTGTGGTTGTTGGTAAAAAGCTTGGCAAACTTTCATACAATATAACCCCCTCCTTGTTTGATAAATATGAAATTTTTTGTGGTCCAACTTGTCTAACCGTAATTGTATCTCCACTTAAAAGAGCGGTAAATGAAACTTTTTTACTTGGTGATGATATGGGGGGCTCAGGTGGGGCAATCGGATTACTTTGGAATTGGTTTAACTTCTGTGTTGCATATATTTTTATAACTGTCGCAAATAATTTAATGTTATCAACTGTAAAAGCAACATTTAAATCAACAAAAAAGTCGGTTATATAAGAACCATTATCATCATAAACCAATTCAGGTATTTCTGAAAATCCTACATAAGTATACAATGTGGACCATTCCTTAGGGTAGTTTGTTTTAGACGTTATCAGTGACAC